TTCCGGGGGGGGCGGGGGGTCTCTTTCTCTCTATCTGTTACACTCAAATTTTTCCCAGTTTTTCCAAAAGACGTTGGTTGCACAGTGTAAACACGATATCTTTCTGTACCTGGTCAAACTCTCGCCAATTAACAATCTCATCTCGTGTACGACCACAAGAGATACACAACTCGATATTGTCTATAGACTCTAATCTACATTGATACGTGCATGGTGATTCTTGCATGGTGTCCTCATGGTCATTAGTTATATATATATCATTGGTGCATGCGGTTAGCATGCCATGTGGTTATCTAGGAGTAGATAGAACCTAACCCGATAAAAAAAAGGTATTATCGGAAAACAGCTTTAGCTGGATAGCTCTCGTTTATCTAGTATGCTGTACGCCCGCTTTCACGATTCCCGATACCTTTATAAACTACTATAGGAGAGATCTCTGCGGTTAAACACGTTTATTCCCTTGGTCGCTATCTACCGATGGGAGGGCTGGGTAATGGCCCCGTTAAATACATATTAGCATAACCAAGGATTAAATCAATACTTGCACTTAGGTATATTTGAGATATACTAACTCTAATGGAATACAAGATACCTGAATCAATTAAGATACAAAAGCTAAGAAATAAAGATCACAGGTACTTTGTAGTCATTCCATTTAAAGCAGTGCTGGATCAGAAAGTGACTCCAGGTAACTTAAGAGTATTAGCTGTATTAGCTGGATACTGTAACAAACAAGGTTTTAGTATTGTAGGCATTAGGACGTTAGCTGAGAAACTCAAAGTGACTTATCCTACGATACAATACCATCTACAGAAACTGATGAAGTTAGGTTATGTAGAGATGAGACCGAGATCGGCATACCCAGGCATCCGTGGTAACTTGAGACGGATTGTGTATGATAGTAGTGTGAAGTGGGATGATGTAAAAGGTTACATGTTGGACAATGAAGACATCAACTACATTAAACGCTATACCAAGATCGAGGGAGGAAAAGATGTTTGAGTATGTGCTTGTTGTATATATGACAATGAAACACCCCCAATACGTGGGACATTTTGTAGATTGTACAAGAGCGAATGAATATGCTTTAAAGAACTATCCAAAGGCAGAGTATACCAGTTGCTTGCATGAGGATTATATAAACTTACCTGAAGGTTTACTGAAGAAGGAGATCAAATGAGTGATGGTGGAAAAGGCAGTGCGCCAAGACCAGTGGATCGTAAAAAGTTTGAAGAGAACTTTGAACGTATCTTTGGGAAGAAGAAGTGACATTACGCGAATTCTATAAACTCATCTGTAATGAGTTCAACGATGGTAAGCCGTTGGAATACAAGTTTACCGATCCAAGTGGCTATTGGAAAATGACTAAGGGTTTTGACGGGCATGGCTTGAAGACGATAGGGGCCAGTCAGTATCTGAAAATGATTGCCATGTGTAAACGTGATGTCGCTAAAGAACATGAGAATGATGTACGGAGTCGTGGACGTCCGAAGAAAAAGGTCCGTAACAAATATGTAGGAGACTTGTATGAGTGATCTAAAACCGTTCTTAGTTCGACTTACTCCTCAAAGTGTTGAGTTATTAAGCAAGACTGCGAAAGAGCAAGAGAAGACTAAGGCGAGCATTATAAACGATGCGATCAAAGCTTACTGTACTAAAGACATTAATGCGAGATTGAATCGACTATGACACCGACACTAAGATTTGAATTGCCATATCCTCCCAGTGTAAACAACTACTGGCACGCATCGGGAAAGCGAAGGTATATCTCTCCCGCTGGAAAAAAATTTACCGAAGAGGTAGATGCTATAGTCAGAAAAGCTGGGTACAAAGGGTTTGGTGATAAGAGTCTTGGGGTCAGTGTCATGATACATCCCAGGTCGAAAAGAAGGTTTGATCTGGACAACACACTCAAAGCAATACTAGATGCACTCATGAAGGCTAACGTGTATGATGACGATAGTCAATTTGAATACATTGAAATTGCTCGCGGTGAATCGAAGGATGGTGGCGCTGCCGTCGTCCATATTTATGAACTAGAAAAGGAAGAAGATAATGGCTGAAGATTATAAACGTCCGTTAGAATTGAAAGAAAACGAAGGCAAATTATTTGTTAACAACGATAAGACAGAGGATTGGCATGGCGACTACCAAGGCCAAGTGTTACTACCAGATGGAACACGATGCTACATTAATCTCTACGAAAACGTTTCACAAAGTTCTGGAAACAAGTGGTACAAGATTAAGATCGGTAATCCAGTTAAACAGGGTACCAATTCCACACCACAAGCACCAGTACAGAATTCGGTCTCATCGGATTCACTTATGGATGTTGAAGACGATCTACCCTTCTGATGAGTGAAACTAAAAACAAAAATAAACCGATTCCAAGTTTGTCAGGCTATGGCGGTGTCAGAGCTTTACAAAAGAACTTAGAACGGAGTACAACCATCGCAGCAAATCGAGAGGCCGTGGCCTACTCGTTGCTGTGTATGGCAAATACAAAACTATCAGACATCATGAGTTGGGATGAAGAAGGCAATGTTCAAGTCAAAGCTAGTAAGGATATTCCTGAACATGCCATGCAAGCGATTAAAAGAATCAAGACCAATCCGAAGACAGGAGAGATTGAGATTGAGTTATGGGACAAGGTACAGACTTTAAGACTGTTAGCCAAAGCCAGTGGCTTGCTGGATACGCCTGATGATTCAGATCGACCGTCTGTCATTGGTATTAATATTAAAGCACCCGAAACAATTGACAATGAAGAATAAAGCATCACGAGATAAATATATGGCTATTATTAAACAAGAAGCAGAAAGAGTACAGGGATACGACCGATACAGAGGTTGGATAAAAAAAGTATTAGATAATCCTAACCAACAGTTTGAAGTGGTCAACAAGTTTGCAAAAGAAGCAGCACGAAGATTAGGAATAGATAAAGATGAATGATAACGTCAATCGACCCAAGCATTACACACAAGGTAAAGTGGAATGTATTGATGCTATCGAGTCGGCAACCATGGGTCTGGTGGGGATAATTGCAGTTTGTGTAGCAAATGTAATTAAGTATGTTTGGAGGTTTGCGCTCAAGAACGGAGTTGAGGATCTTGATAAAGCAGACTATTACTTACAACGACTTCGCAAGAAAGTGAGGGAACGTGATGGAACTTAAAGCAATGATTGAGCAATTGCGAGAAGAGTTTGCTATGGCACATCTGAATAACTCAAGGGTTATGGAAATTATTGATGCGTTATGGAAAGAGAATCAAGAACTCAGACGAATTGCAACCATGAAGTTTAAAGACATCGACGATGAGCAATAAAAAAGAACGTAGTAAAAAAGAGTTAGCGGGTCCAGGCATTGATCTGGATTTTAGTAGCGCACGGACAACTTATAAATTTCTCCAAAGTAATGCATTTGTTCGCGGACTTATGGGGCCTGTTGGATCTGGTAAATCCTATGCGTGTGCTGCTGAGATCATGATGAGAGCTGTCAGACAGAAACCATCACCGATTGATGGGATTCGCTATACTCGCTTTGTAATTGTCAGGAACTCGTACCCAGAACTTAAGACGACAACCATTAAGACATGGCAAGAGTTATTTCCTGAAAACACTTTTGGTCCGATGCTATACACACCTCCAATCACTCATCACATTCGCCTCCCGTCCCGCGGTGATGCTGCGGGTATAGACTGTGAAGTGATTTTCCTGGCATTGGACCAACCTAAAGATGTACGTAAATTATTGTCACTTGAACTTACAGGAGCATGGGTCAATGAAGCACGAGAACTTCCAAAAGCTGTTATTGATGGTCTTACTCATCGGGTTGGTCGCTATCCTACACAGCGGGATGGTGGCCCGACTTGGCATGGAGTGTGGATGGATACTAACCCCATGGACGATGACCATTGGTGGTTTCGTTTAAGCCAAAAAGAGCCGATCACAGGTAAATATGCTTGGGACTTCTTTCATCAGCCAGGCGGTGTCATCGAAGTGAGTCCTGAAAATTTACCTGAGAATCCAGAAGCGAATGATCATATTTTTTCAGGGGGTCGTTGGTGGACCATTAATCCTAAAGCAGAAAACGTATCGAACTTACCTGGCGGATATTATGCTCAAATGTTGGGTGGTAAGAACTTAGATTGGATTCGTTGTTATGCTGAAGGTAAGTTTACTTACGTGCAAGAAGGTAAGCCTGTATGGCCTGAGTATGATGACAACATGATGAGTAGTTCTGAGGTTGATTATGATCCCACTCTACCTATTCATATTGGTCTTGACTTTGGTTTGACACCAGCCGCTGCAATTGGGCAACGACTCAATAATGGACGTTGGGTAATCTTACATGAAATTGTGACAGAAGATATGGGTCTTGAAAGATTTGGCACACAACTTTTAGCTGAAATAAATGCTAAATATCCTAAAGCACAAATACTGGTATGGGGCGACCCAGCGGGTATGCAACGAGATGCGATCTATGAAGTCACTGCATTTGATTACTTACGTACCTTAGGCTTACGCGCACAACCTACACCATCAAACAATTTCCAAGTCAGACGTGAAGCAGCAGCTGCTCCGATGCAACGATTGATTGCTGGAAAGCCTGGACTTGTATTACACACTTCTTGCAAAAGATTACGTAAATCACTCGCTGGAGGCTATCATTTTAAACGAGTGAGTGTTGGTGCTGGACAAGAAAGATTTAGAGACAGTCCAAATAAGAATGAACATTCTCACATTGGCGATGCATTTGGTTATCTGCTTTTAGGTGGCGGAGAACATAAGCGGATGACCAAGTCCGCCTTATCACAGAATACATTAATTTCACAAACTGTAGTAAATAGTGACTTCGATGTTTTTAACTCACGTTGATAAAATACTCAAAGCAATGCCTGAAGTTAAAAATGGATATTATCTACCATTTCATGAAGGCCATTTAGATAATTTTAAAGGAATAGATGAGTATGAATCTCAATCAATTACGATTGAAGATAGAAAACGGTTTCTTGTGTTTCAATCTTACTGCGGTCCTAGTATTACTGCGTTTGTCAATCGTCGTCCTGTCGCTGTGTTTGGTGTTATGTTTCACTGGAAAGGAGTGGGTGAGGCGTGGTCTATGTTTACTCAGGAATCCAGAAGATACCCAATAGCTATGACAAAAGGTGCATTTGCATTTTTTGATAGCTGTCAGATATTATTTAATTTACATCGTATACAAATAACAGTAAAATGTAATGATCATCGTGCTGTTCGTTGGGCCAAGTCATTAGGTTTTATTGAGGAAGGAACTATGAAAGAATATAGCGCAGATAAGGAAGATACATATATTATGAGGAGATTGTAATGGGTGGTTTAATTGGTGGTAAGCCAGATACGTCCGCTGCTGATGAAGCTTTACGCCTACAGCGTGAAGAAACTGCACGCGCAAGAAAAGCAGCTGAAGAGCAAAAAAGAGAATTAGCAGAACAAATGTCTGCAGCACAAAAAGCAAGACGTGTTGGTGGAAAGCGTATGTTATTGGCACAACGTGTCACACCAGAAACAGGTGTTGATGAAGAAGATCAAACTTTAGGAGGCTAATATGGCTAACATTACTTACGAACAAGCTGTTGCTCGAAAAATTATTCCTGATGTTCCTGGCATTAAAGCAGACATCCTAGATCAACTTGGCGGTCAAAAGAATGTTTTTAAGTCTGAAGCATTCTTTAATCAAGCCATCGATAAGATTATTAAAGAAGGATATCGGTCACAAGAAAAAGCATTAGAGTTCTTTAACCCAGCCACTGGTCAATATGAATTAGGGGAAAGAAGTACCAAAGGTTACATGCAAGTAGCTGCTAACCAAAACTATGATAAAACATATTTAACAGATCAATTACCTGGTCAACATAGTGGTTATATTTTTTATACCCCACCTAAAGGGATTGAACCAACAAGTTATACAGGTATAGGAATTAATAAAAAACCAGTATATGACACGAGAATGGTCGATGTATTTAGACCTGAGGGTGCTGGTTCTGCTACAACTTATTTAACTGCGGATCAATTAAAACAACTTACAAAATTAGCAAAATCAGGCACACAAGATGTCAAGCGCGAAGCAGCAACTATGACAGCATCTAGAAAAAGATTATCTCGCGCTACTGGTGGTTTAGCAGCAAAAGCTAGGCCAATTGGTAAATCTGGTGGAACAGGACTGCCAGAGTTAGGTACTGGTGGATTACAAGTTGGTCAAACATCTTTAGGGAAAGGGTTGCTCGTATGATGGATAAAATGCAAAAGAAAGTTCGTAAGGTTATGAAAGAATACAAAGAAGGAAAACTCAAGTCAGGCTCAGGTAAGAAAGTGACTGATAAGAAACAAGCAGTTGCGATTGCTATGTCTGAATCAGGTCAAAAGAAAAAAGGATACTAATGGCATCTAAGGGATTATATTACAACATCAATAAGCGTAAGAAAGAAGGTACAAGTCGATCAAAAGAAGACTCGACAATATCACCTAAAGCTTACAAGAATATGTTAGCTGGTTTTCCAAAGAAAAAGAAATAGATGGAACAATACAGAGGGGCATATCCTACCAGAAGTGTTGAACATGTCAGGCTAATTGAAGGCCATGCATTTAGTGCTGGATTAGTTGCTGATTACGACAATAAAATAGCAGATGGATCTAGTATTGATATTGTGATTGCTTTTCCTTCTGGAGTGAATCCTGTATTTACAATTAGTGGTTTATCTAGTGGTAATGCAGTCGGGTACTTGTATGAAGGTGCTAGTGCGACAGGTGGTACATCATTACCTATTATTAACAGAAATCGCGCAAGCACATTATCTAGCACAGGTGTAGCTTTAGCTAACCCTACAGTCTCTAGCACAGGCTCATTGATATTGAAAGAAATACTCACAGGTGGTGTAGGTAAAAAAGGTGGTGGCGGTGAAGTAGGCGGTAATAACATTATCCTTAAAGGATTAACTAATTACCTATTTAGGTTAACTAATGCAGATGGAAACAACAATTCACATGCAATGGAAATAATAATAAGTTGGACTGAGTAATGGTAGCTAAGAAATATCAAAACCCTAAAGGTGGATTAAATGAAGCTGGACGTAAACACTTTGAAAGTAAAGATGGTGGAGATCTTAAACCACCACAAAGTTCTGGGACTGACGGCCGTCGTGTCAGCTTTGCTGCACGCTTTGCTGGTATGTCTGGTCCCTTAAAAGATGAAAAAGGTAGACCCACACGATTAAAGAAAGCATTACAAGCTTGGGGTTTTAGTAACAAAGCAGAAGCAAGAGCATTTGCTAATAAACATAAAAAGGGATAATTATGGCTGAAATGTATATGCCGCGTCACATGATGACATTGTCAGAAGCAGAAAAGAATATTGTTAAATATCATCGTGACACTATTAAATCTGGGAAAGTTGGTCGAGATTCAGAAGGTCGTCCAGTTACTGTATATTCTACAGGTATTATTATTCCTGAAGGACCAAACAAAGGTAAATATGTTTCTGTTCCTGGATATGTAAGAGATTTGGGTAAAGTAATTACCAATGAAGATCAGTTATATGATATTTGGAAAAAAGACATTGAAGCTGGTAAATTTCCAATATATGACAATGCTCAACAACTTAATAAAAGATCAGAAGAAATACACACAATTATGGATCAAGAAGAGCAAGAAGCTATGCAATCAATGAAAAATCCAAGATTAAAAAACAGAGGACTATTAATGGGAGTAGGGAAATAATATGGTAGACATGATGAGATTAAAAGCTGAAGATGTTTTAAAAAGACATGAGAAGGCTTTAATTAAGAAAGAAGACTTTAGAAGTTTATATGAAGAATGTTATGAGTTTGCTCTACCACAACGTAACCTATACGATGGTCATTACGATGGTAAAGTAGGTGGAACGAAAAAGATGAATCGTGTATTCGATTCTACTGCAATTAATTCTACACAACGATTTGCTAACCGTATGCAATCTGGCATATTCCCTCCACAAAGAAAATGGTGTCGATTAGAACCAGGATCAGACATTCCAATGGATCGTCAGGCAGAAGCTCAAGCTGCATTAGATCTTTATAATGATAAATTATTTGATACATTAAAACAATCTAACTTTGATGTTGCTATTGGAGAGTTCTTACTTGATTTATCTGTAGGTACAGCTGTTATGATGATACAGCCAGGCGATGACTTAAGCGCAATTAACTTTATTCCAGTACCACAGTACTTAGTATCATTTGAAGAAGGTGCTAATGGTCAGATTGATAATGTTTACAGACGTATGCGCATGAAAGGCGAATCAATCCAAAGGCAATGGATGGATGCAAACATACCAGCAGATTTGCAAAAAAAGATTAATGATAAACCAACAGATGATGTTGAGCTAATTGAAGCAACTATTTTTGATCAAAAGCGTGGTGATTATTGCTACCATGTAATTCACAAAGAATCTAAAACAGAGATCGTGTACAGACGTATGAATTACAGTCCTTGGATTGTATCACGTTATGCTAAAGTCGCTGGTGAGATCTATGGTCGTGGTCCATTAATTACTGCACTGCCTGATATTAAGACATTAAATAAAACATTAGAGTTAGTATTAAAGAATGCATCTTTAGCGATTGCTGGCGTTTATACAGCTGCTGATGACGGTGTATTAAATCCTAATACAATTAAAATTGTTCCTGGAGCGATTATTCCAGTAGCACGTAACGGTGGTCCACAAGGTGAATCACTCAGACCATTACCACGTGCGGGTGACTTCAATGTCTCTAACATTGTGATGAATGATTTACGTATGAATATCAAGCGTATTCTTCTTGATGAATCATTACCACCAGACAACATGTCAGCTCGATCAGCAACAGAAGTTGTAGAACGTATGAAAGAATTATCACAGAATTTAGGTTCTGCTTTTGGTCGCTTGATTAATGAAACAATGATTCCATTAGTATCCAAAATACTGCAAGTGATGGATGAACGTGGTATCATTGCATTACCACTAAAAGTGAATGGTTTAGAAATTAAGATTGCACCAGTAGCTCCATTAGCCATGGCACAGAATATGGATGATGTGCAAAACATTTTACAATATGCACAGATTGCACAACAAGCTGGACCAGAAGGTGCAATGACTATTAAGATTGACGAAATGATGGATTACATTGCTGAGAAATTAGGCGTACCACAACGATTACGACCAACACCAACTGAGCGTGCAATTATGAAAGAACAAGCATCACAAATGGCACAGATGGCACAGCAGCAAGAAATGGCCATGATGCAACAACCACAAGGATAATAATGGCTGGATGGGAAGATTTACAAGAAGCATTGCCTCTTGAAAAAGGTGATGGTCTACAAAAGCGAGATGATTTAGATCGTCTTTGTTTACGTGTCCTAGGGGGTGAGGACGGGGAGAAGTTAATGAAATGGCTGCGTGAAGCAGTTGTTGAGCAACCTGTTGCCTTGCCAGGTAGCGATCCAAGCTACGCATTTTACCGTGAAGGACAAAATTCAATAGTTAAGGATTTAGAAGCAAGGCTAATTAGAGCAAGGAAATTATAATGGAAGAAACACTCGAGCCTAGTGTGGATCAAGAAAGCACTGGCCTACTCGATGGAGCAAGTCCAGAAGTCGAAGAAGCTAATGCTGAGAGTCCACAAAAAGTAGAAATAGATCATCGTGATCCTGAAGAATTAAAAGCCAAAGCAGAATTTGCGGCTGAGTCTGAAGATAATGAACCACTAGAACGACCTGATTGGTGGCCTGAAAATTTCTGGAAAGCAGATGAAGATGCTCCAGATTTAGAAGGCATTGCTAAATCATGGATGGACTTACGTAAACAAATCTCTCAAGGTAAGCACAAGGCGCCAGCAGATGGTAACTATGATTTATCTGCATTTGGTCCTACACCAGAAGATGACCCATTACGTAACCATGTTGTGACCTGGGCATCTAAGTATGGTGTGAGTCAAGCTGCGTTAGATGATCTTGTTAGTGAAGTTGTAGAAAGTAACATGCTTAATGCAGAAACTCAACAAATTAACTTAGAACAAGAGCGTAAATCTTTAGGCCCTAATGCTGATGTTAGAATTAATGGTATTGTAAAATGGGCATCTAGTTTAGTTCAAAAAGGCGTTTGGGGTGAGGATGACTTTGAAGAGTTTAAAGTAATGGGTGGTACTGCAAAAGGTATTGCTGCATTAGAAAAACTGAGAGCATCTTATGAAGGTCGACTTCCTGTCGAAACTACTCCAGTCGAAGGCGCACCATCTAGAGAAGAGTTATATCAAATGGTAGCAGATCCTAGATATCAATCTGATCCATCCTACCGTCAAAAAGTCGAAAGAGCATTTGCTCAAAATTTTGGCTAAAATTGCTTGACAATAGGCTTTGTTCCCATGTAAAATCGGGAATGAGGCCTATTACATATTCATGTAACCCTTAAACGCAAGTAGTCTTGTCGACTGGCTATCGTTAATAGCAAGCACGGCCCAGACATCTCTGGCACACCACAGCGATTAATTTACTTTTATTAATTACTAAGGAGCTAATAATGGCTATTGGATTATCTAATGCTTTTGTTACCCTATTTGATGCCGAAGTTAAACAGGCTTACCAAGCTAAAGCGCAGTTAGTTGGCGCAGTAAGACAAAGACGTGGCGTTGAGGGTTCAACAGCAAAATTCCCGAAAGCGGGTAAAGGCGTAGCAACATTACGTATTCCACAAACAGACGTAACACCATTGAATGTGGATTTTTCACAAGTAACAGCAACAATGGAAGATTGGAATGCAGCAGAATATTCCGACATCTTCATGCAACAAAAAGTTAACTTTGACGAAAGACAAGAATTAGTACAAGTTGTTGCTAATGCTATCGGTCGTCGTCAAGACCAACTTATTATTGATGCTTTAACAGCATCTTCAACATCAAACACTGTTTCTAATGACATCGGTGGTACTGACTCTAACTTAAACTTAGACAAGCTTTTAGCTGCTAAGAAAGCTTTAGATAAAAACAACGTACCTCCACAAGATCGTCACATGGTAATTCATGCTAATTCTTTAGCTGCATTACTAGGCGAAACAGAAGTTACTTCATCTGACTACAACTCAGTTAAAGCTTTAGTATCTGGAGAAATCAATACATTCTTAGGTTTCAATTTCCATGTACTTGGCGACAGAGTTGAAGGTGGTTTAGCTGTTGACGGTTCTTTAGATAGAACTATCTGGGCATTCCACAAAGATGCAGTTGGCTATGCTGAAGGTATGGGTCCTAAGACAGAGATCAATTATGTTCCAGAAAAAACATCATTCTTAGTGAATGCTATGTTTTCAGCTGGTGCAGTAGCGATCGATGCTGAAGGTATTGTTCAAATCACATGTCGTGAAGCTTAATAAGGAGATAACACATGGCTTATAATAAAGACAATCTACAACCGATAGGTGGTCAGTCTAAAGCTGGTAATGCTCCTCAAATGTGGAGCTATACAGCACCTGGCACTGATGCACTTGCTGATATCAATACATCAGGTTACTTCAATGACGCATCATCAGTATTAAAAGTTGGTGACTTAATTCATGTATGGGATGCTTCTGTGCCTACATCGTCTTTAGTTACTGTACTTTCTAATGCTTCTGGCGTAGTTGATGTATCTGACGGTACAGCACTATCAGTCGCAGACGCTGACTAAGTTGTAATATATTGCAGAAAGGTAGGTACTTCGGTGCCTACCTATTTGCACATTTAAAGGAAAGAAAATGGCTACAGGTGATACCGATATCAAAATATGTTCCGATGCATTACTAATGCTTGGTGCTAATCCTATATCATCATTTACTGAAGGCACAGATGAATCTAATATCTGTTCTAGACTTTATCCAGATATTAAAATTAGAACATTAACCATGTATCCATGGTCATTCTCATTCAAAAAAACTGCATTAGCAAGATTAGTGACTACCCCAACTAATGAATACAAATATGAATATCAACTACCCTCTGACATTATTGGGAGACCTAATGCTGTATATGATGCAGATGAGATAGGCTCACCAAAACGCAGAGAGTATCGTCTTATAGGTAGTAAATTATTAACAGATTATGAAGAAGTATATATAGATTATCAATATAATATTTCTGAATTTGCATTACCACATTACTTTGTACAATTACTAAAATATGAAATGGCTTGGCATTTAGCTATGCCAATTACTGATCAACCTGATCGTGCAGAATATTGGAGAACAGTTGCAGAAGGTACTCCAGGTGAAAATGGTCGTGGTGGTTATATGAGACAAGCAATGAGGATTGATGGCCAAGGCAATCCAACAAATGCAATACAAGATTTTTCATTAATTGATGTGAGGTATTAATGGCTAGGTTTGTTGATATTCAAACAAACTTTACCAGTGGAGAGTTAGATCCACTAGTACGTTCTCGTATTGATTTAGATTCATACAAAAATGGCTTGCAAACAGCTCGCAATGTTATATGTCAACCACAAGGTGGCGTGCATCGTAGGCCAGGAAGTAAGTTTTTAGCTGAACTAGGTGGCAGTCCAGAAAATGGTGTACGTCTTGTGCATTTTGAATTTTCAGTTAGCGATAGTTATATGTTGGCTTTTACCAACAATCGCATGTATATTTTTAAGAATAAAGTATTGCAAACCGATATTAATGGATCAGGTGATAATTACCTAACAACCACTATTGCAAGTGCTAGATTAAATGCAATGTGTTTTACACAGTCAGCAGATACATTGATTGTTGTAGACGAAGATATGGCTCCAAAAAGAATTACCAGAACAAGTGACACGAGTTGGTCTATTTCTGATATTCCATTTAACTCTATTCCACAATATGCTTTTACTTTATCAACAAGCAATCCAGCTGCTACGTTAACTCCTAGTGATGTAACAGGAAAAGTAACGCTCACTGCCAGCACATCAGTATTTACAGCAGCTCATGTTGGACAATATATTAATGCTGAACCGCAAGGTAGAGCTAGAATTGTTGAATATGTTAGTGCAACAAAAGTCAATGTAGTCACAGAGTTTCCATTTTTTGGAACAACAGCAATTGCTTCAGGTGACTGGGAACTAGAAACAGGTTATGAAGATGTATGGTCAGCATCAAAAGGATGGCCAAGATCTGTGACTTTCCATCAAGGTCGATTATTCTTTGGTGGGTCTAAATCAAGACCATCAACAATATGGGGATCTAAAGTAGGATTGTTTTTTGATTTTGAACCAGTAGAAGGATTAGATGATGATGCTGTTGAGGCTACTCTCGATACTAATACTTTTAATGCTATCATTGATCTTATTAGCGGTAGAGATCTACAAATATTTACATCAGGTGGTGAGTTCGCTGTTATTCAAGAAGGTTTAACACCGATTACGCCAACAAGTTTTTTTGTATCCAATACATCAAGAAATGGTATCAAAGAAGGTGTGCGTGTCAAACAGCTAGAATCTGGTGTGTTATTTATACAAAGACAAGGTAAACAATTAGCTGAGATTGCATACTCTGATACATTCTTAACTTATGTCACTTCTAAAATCTCATTACTGTCTGGTCATTTACTGAAAGGTCCAAAACGCATGGACTTGCGTCGTGCAGTAAATACTGATGAAAATGATTTACTATTTATTGTTAATGAAGATGATGGCTCAATGGCCGTGTTCTCTTTATTACGATCACAAAACGTTATTGCTGCATCTGAATTTACCACAGTAGGTAGCTATTTAGATGTAGGTGTGGATATTACAGATATTTATACTATTGTTAAACGGGATGATAATGGTACAGATAAATACTATGTTGAGGTGTTTGTGGAAAATCTACTAACTGACAGTGCAGTTATAGGCGGAGCAGTGGCAAGCTTGGATGCATCACATATTGATGGTTCCACAGTGAATGTGCTGTCAGATGGTTTAGTTGAGGAAGATCAGACAGCTGATAGTGCCGTGACTTTTACTAATACTCCAACAACTTCGTGTGAAGTTGGTTTACCAATTAGTGTAGAAGTCAAGACTATGCCTATCGATTTAAGAGTGGTAGGTGGAACTCGTATTGGATTTAAAAAACGTATTGTAGAAGTAAATGCATTGTTATATGAAACACAAAATATTGTCATTAATGGTAATTTAGTACCTATTCGTAGCTTAGGTATTAATGCATTAGATAATACAGTACCAGAGTTTACAGGAACAAAGGTATTGCATGGTATACTTGGGTATAGCAATGAAGGACAGATTACAGTTACACAATCTGCTCCATTAAAAATGACATTGCTTGGTTTAGAATATAAAGTAGCAACACATCAAGGAACTTAATTATGGGAGCAGCAGTACCCTTCGCTGGGGCAACGATGACAGGAATGGGAGGCGCAGCAGCTACAGCTGGAACAGTAGCCGCTATATCTGCACCTATTGCTAGTGTTGGTGCGTCTATGATGATGAACCCAGCAATTCTTTCACCTGGCGGTGGCGGATTGTTAGCTGGATTTGGCACAGCCTTTGATCTGTATAACAAATATTCTGGATTAATATCAGCTGGATTTTCAGGATTGCAAGCCGTAGGCGCATACAATCGTGGCCAGTATATTGAGCAACAATATCAACTGCAAGCAGAACAGATGCGTGTAGATCAAGAAATTAACAGGCTTAATATATTAAGAGCAGCTAACGATAAAACACGCGAATTAATTGCAACTAATGCAAGTGTTTTAGCTACAGGGTTTGCAGCGGGTGTCAATGGATTAGATGGTTCAGTAAAGCTTGTCACAAAGAAAAATGAAGAACGTTATTTACGTGATTTAAGTGCGTTAGAATTTAGTAGTATGTCATCTGAATTGTTTGAAGATGCGCAATATTCATTACTTAATGCTGCTGCTGATCAAGCTGTCAATGGTTCTAAATTTGACGCTCTATATCACATTGGCAATGCGTATAGTATTTACAATCAAACGAAGGTTCCAACATGGGCAAGTTAAAACAATATCAGTCATCTGGCATTACAATGACTGGCATGCAACAATTTACTAATGCACCTATTCAAGAATCACTTGCAGCAAATGAACGTCTTGATAGATTTTTAACTTCTGCTGGTACAAAATTTCTTGAACAAGCAAATGTTTATGCAAGTGAACAAGCAGTTAAAGATGCTATTGCTAATCCAATTACAAAAGAACAAATAGATCAAGCACGTCAAACGGGTGGTAATCCAATTGATGAGTTTTTAAAAGGTGGTAAAACTTATAATGATGCAATTAAGGACGTTTTAAGTCAACAAATTGCTGGAGAGTTAAGACTAGAGTTAGATCAAACTAGTGCAGATATTTTAGAGCAAGTGCGTCTCGGAAAGATTACTAATCAAGGCCAAGTTTTACAAAAATTACAAGAGCCTATTTCTGCTCATGTTGAGTTTTTAAGTGGGATTAATCCTAAAATTGCTGAAGGTTATGGCGCACAAGCAACTGCATCTGCACGTAACTATCTTAATCAAGCAGATACATTAATACGTAATCAAGAAGAAGAAAAGCGTGTATTTAATGCTGAGTTGATGAAAGTCAATGTAGAACGTGATTATCAAAACTTTTTACTTGCTTATCCTAATGCCACATTAGAACAAAAACAACAATACAAAGATGTTATCCAGCAAATGGCAAGAGACATGTCATTTAGCGGTACACGTCAACAAGTAAAATTAGCGCAACAATTAGCTGATGGATTACAGTTTATTGATGATGGCCATCATGCAAAAGCTATTGCACAAAAATACAGAGGCAAAAGTATCTTAGAAGTTTTAAATGCATTACCAAAAGATAAATCATCTGAAGCAAGTTATTACATGCAGTCTACAGATAAAGATAGATTTGCAAAGTTAATTAACAATGAACTGTCATATATTAACTCAGAGATTGCAGCTCGAGACAAGATCGCACAAAGAGAATTAAGATTAATTAATGATAATTATTTGGCAGAAGGTCAGCGTATTCCTCCAGCTAAAATTAAAGAAATGTATGCGCTAGTTGGGCCTGGATCTGATTTGATAGACCAAATTGATCTTATGGTTAAACAATCAACTCAAATTGAACAGCTTAATAAAACAAGTTTACCTGAATTAGCAGCAGAGCGAGATGAATTATTAGCAATAAAAATTGATCCTAATAAAGACTTAACAATAGATCAAAATCAAAGATTAAGCATATTAGAACCGTATGTAAAAAATATGGTTGTTGCTTTAAAAAATGATCCTGTTGGCTTAATAGGCAAGCGTGATGGAAACTTTGAAGAGTTAAATTTAAATGATCCTGATTTGGCAAACAAAGTTCTAGCAAGAAAGCAACTAGTAGAACGCAATGCTGACAAGTATGGTATTAGCGATCTTGATAAAGATATGCTGTTATTTACTAAAGATGAGGTTAATGCATTTGTAAATACATACAAACTCTCTGATGCTCAAACTAGAATAGCTATGTTACAAGTATTAGATGACCAGTTTGGTGCAGATAACTCAGCTGCGTTAGTTCAATTAGTTCAAGGCGGCTTACCTACAACTGCGGAATTATCATCTTATTTTAGCGATCCAATATTAACTGCCAAGTTTATGAGCTTTGATGATGAGGAAGAACAAAAACGCTTAATAACCGTAGCTAAAGAAAAAAATACTACATATATTGAAATTCGTAGAGAAATTGCTAATCAACTTGCAGCTTTTGACAATGTTGTTATGTTACAAAATCCAATGAATAAAAGTATTGCAACACAAAAATTAGATAATATTAAAGATGCATTAACTTACTTAGCCATTAGTGAAATGCAATCAGGTAAATCATTAAGTAATTCTGTTAAAGACGCAGCTGGAACATTAACAAAAACTTTTCAACTTAAAGATACTTATTATGTTCCTACAAAATATAATAGTAAAGAGATTGACCCAGATAATATTATTGCCAAAGCAGAGCGTATTAAAGATATTCATTTAGCAGATTTTAATGCAGTCCCATTTGGCTCATTTCTAAATATTGTAGATGAGAAAGAGCGTGATTTAGAGTTTAGAACTCAAATGGTAGAGAATGGTAAGTGGCAAAACACTGCTGATGGTACTGGATTAATCTATGGTATTACTATGGCTGATGGTTCTTTTGGTCCGATACAAAATGCAAATGGTAATTTCTTAACATTTAAATTTGACGATGCAAGCATGGTTGTACCATTTACTAACATAGACATTACAGTTCCAAAAGGCGAAACAGTAATTGAAAGAATAGGGCGTAAGAAACAGGCGCAAAAAAGATTAACTATGCCAGCCGATGAACTGAGAATTCTAGAAGAGAAAAAAGCTAGAGGCAAGCGAGTCTTTGGCTTAGAGGATTAATATGGCTCAAATAGGATTTGGTCTTGAGATTAATACATCAGTACAAGAATCTGGTTATGATCAATATATTGTAGGCCTTGGTGATGTTTTAAAAGCAACCGCTAAAGAGACATGGGCAAGAAATCCACTAGAATCTACACAAACATTAATTGAATTACAACGTGCAAAACAAAATGAGAATAGCCCTCTTGTTCCTAAAGATCAACTCAATAAAGAATATGGTGAGCTAGGCTTATCATTTGAAGAAGATGAATACCAATCTGTTGTTGACTTAATGGTTGAAGAGAAGCAAGCAGAACGTGAAAGACAAGCTATTATTGCACGAGGCCCACAAGGTTTTGGTGTTGGTGTAGCTAAGTTTGCAGTAGGTTTAGGTGTAAGTATGCTAGATCCTATTAACGTAGCATCAGCATTTATTCCAGTTGTTGGTCAAGCACGTATGGCACAAATGGTAGCCAAGCAAGGATTTACTCGAGCTAGGTTTGCTAAAGGTGTAATAGAAGGTGCTGTCGGTGCCGCAGTTGTAGAACCTATTGTTGCATTAGCAGCCAATGAATTACAAGCAGATTATGGCCTAGCAGATAGTTTCTTAAACATTACCTTTGGATCAATCCTTGGTGGTGGATTACATGTAGCTTCTGGAAAACTATCAGATCTTGCGATTAGAACAGAGTTTAAAGCAAAGGTAAGACGAGCCAGAGAGGAATTAGGTATAGATTCACCTAACTTAAGAGATGCTGAGATCAATCTATATAAAGCATACTATCCAGAAAACTCTGCTGTCATGAGAGATCTAGAAAGAACTGATCCGCTGACTAGAAAAACATTGCTTGAAAAATCATTGAATGACTTGTTGTTAGAAAAGGAAGTTGATGTATCACCGATTGTAGATGCTGACTCTACATTAAAACAATCATCTGATACTTCTGCTAAACCAAATAACAGAGTTAAACCAGAAAAAACAAAGATTGACCAACAAGAAAAAACTGCTGTTAATAATACAGTCAATAAAACAGAATCAGACTTTGATATTGAAATAGAAAACTTAACGAAGAGACTAGAAGAGAAACGTCAAGCACGTCCAGAGTTAAGATTTGATGAAGATGCAAAAGAGATTCAAGCCGCATCAGAAGCACTTGATGAAGCACAAGCTAAGTCTACTGATTTAGAAGCAGCAATTAAAGATTTAACCAATTGTTTAAACGGAAGATAAGATGGCAGATAAATGTTTATTAAGAGTTGAAAAGTTACTAGACAAGTCATCTATCGGCTTTGTTGAAAAAGATGAGATTCTGAATCAAATTAAGATCGCACAAGCTGAGCTTAAACTAAGTAGCATTGATGAAATTAACGTTGATAAAGTTGCTAAAGACGTACAAGCTCAGATTGTATTACAACGTAAAATCAATAAACGTAATGCTATTGAAGATGAAATCAAAGGAAGAGAGTTAGTTGATTACGTGTTAGATGAGTTTCCAGACAATCCACAAGAAGGATTAACAGCGATTCTGGTTGGCTCAACTGATCAGAAGAAAGGGGCTAGGGCCTCAGCAGCAGTTCAACAGCATGCGGCAGTCAATCAATTGATTAATGGATTTCCTAAAAAGCTTAGAGATGCTGGTGTAGAGAAGTTATTTGCTAATGCCGACAGAAATACTCAATTAAGAATTGCTAGAACATGGTATGAATTAGCACAACAACCGACTAAAGCAGAAGCCGATGCTGGAGTTAAACCGAAAGTCACAGAAAAGAATCCAGAGATTGTAAAGATTGCAACGATTATGCATGAATACTCTGAGATGGTCAGGCAACAACTTAATGATCGTGGTGCAAACATTCCTAAACTTTGGGGTTATGTGGTCAGACAATCTCATGATCCATATCTTGTGCGTGATGCAGCAAAGGTATTAGGCAAACAAGATGTACCGACAGATCCAGCATTAGCTAATAAATACGATCAAAACTATAACAAGAACTTTGCTGCCTGGAAGGATTTTGTTATGGATAAATTAGATAAAGATAGAACATTTGCTGATACAGACAACATTGATGAGTTTATGTTGTTTGCATACAACTCTCTTGTGCGTAATGAAAGCTTAAAATCTAATGGTGCTGAGTTTACTTTTGGTGCAAGGCCAACAAAAAACGTTGCTAAATCAGCAGAGATGAAACGAGTCTTACACTTTAAAGATGCAGACAGTTGGTTTGAATATAATGAAATGTTTGGTGTTGGTAACTTGAATGAATCATTCTTTTCTGGCTTAACAACTGCTGGTCGTAACATTGGTATTATGGATACATTAGGAACCAAGCCCGCACAGAACTTTGAGAAGATTAGAAAAGCTGTAGCAACACGTATGGCCCAGCAAGGTAAAGATGCTGGTAAAGTATCTAGTGGTCAATACAAGAAATACATGGACGTTATTGATGGTACTATCTATTCTGTTGAAGGATTTGCATTAGCCAGATGGTCAGCTATAGCTCGTACTGTGGCTAGTACAGCTAAGCTTGGTGGAGCTGTCATTAGTGCTGCATCTGACTTAGCTCAGTATGGTGCTGAAATGAGATACCAAGGTCGAGGTTTTTTGAGTGGTATGGCTGAAGCATTAGGATCGTTGTTCAGATTAAAAAGCAGTAAAGATAAGAAAGAGATTGCAGAAGCTTTAGGCTTTATGGCTGACAATACCATATATGACATATCAGGACGATTCCAGGTTGGTGATAACTTATCTAAAGGTTGGACGAATGTCCAAAGAACATTCTTTAAATACAACTTACTATCTTGGTGGACTAATACTCTCAAAGAAGGTGCAATGTTAAGCATGGCAAATTACTTTGCTAAACAAAAGAACCTCCAGTTTGATCAATTAAATCCATCATTAAAGAATCTATTCAATCAATATAACATTGATGCAGCACGCTGGGATGTTATTCGATCAGTCGCTATGGAAAGATCTGCTGATGGCAAAGAGTTTATTAGCATTAGAAACTTAGATAATATTACTGATCAACAAGCATTAAATATTGCTGGATTGAAACAGGCAAGTGAACGTGAGATTAGAATCATCAAAGAAAAGTTTAAATCATCTGTGTCTGGTATGTTATTAGATAGGTCTACTTACGCTGTGATTGAACCAGATGCAAAGATTAAAGCAAAGATGACTCAAGGATTGTTAGCGGGTACATACCTTGGTGAGGCTATTCGTTTTATCGGACAGTTTAAAGCATTCCCAATGTCTATTGTATACAAAACATTATCTAGAGAAGCATCATTCTGGAGAGCGGGCAATAAAGCTAGAGCAATTAGTGGTGTGTCTTCAGTGTTAGTAACATCTGCTTTACTTGGATATGTATCCATGACTGCTAAAGACATACTCAAAGGCCGATCTGCACGTGATCCATTAAAAGCTAAAACATGGACAGCCGCATTTTTACAAGGTGGTGGTTTGGGTATATATGGTGATGTGTTATTCCAGGAAACAAGAAGTGGTGCAGACATTGCAGCAAGTATGCTTGGCCCAGTCCCATTAAGTGCATTTGATGTGTTGCAAGGAATTAAATACGGAGTTAGTGGTGAAGGTGATAAAGCTGCACGACAAGCGTATCGAGTGATATCTACCAATATACCTTTCTTAAACCTGTTCTATACTAAAACAGCATTTGATTATCTTATTGGATATCAAATGATGGAGACTATGAATCCAGGTGTATTAAAGAGAATGGAGAAAAGAATGGAAAAAGACTACAATCAGGAGTTTTTATTGACTAAACCATCGCAACAATTTACAGGTTTTTAGCATTATCAGATATCACTTAGTGGATATTTTATATTAACAAGAGTAAAATATAGTAGAGGATTATTATGGCAATCGACATATCAAGCACAACGAGACGTATAGTTTACACTGGTTCAGCTGGTGTAGGCCCTTACGCATTTGAATTCGAAGTATTAGCACAGACTGACATTGCTGTATACTTTAACTACACAGAACTTACTCTAACCACAGACTATACTGTATCCATTGATGGAGATGGAACTGGATCTGTTACGATTGTGACTGGCACTAATGTTCCTAGCACGCCTACTGCGTCTGATCGAATTACAATCATTGGCGATAGAACAATTCAAAGAACAACAGACTTTACAACTGGTGGTCCACTCTTCGCTACATCCTTGAACGATGAGTTTGATAGCCAAACAATCTTTGTACAACAAGTTCAAGAACAATCTGATCGTGCATTACGTGCGCCTAATACAGATCCTACTACAGTGAATATGACATTGCCAAACAATGTGGATCGTGCTAACAAAACATTAGCGTTTGATGCAGATGGTAATCCAACCATTGGTGAACAAGTTGGTGACTACCGTGGAAACTGGTCATCTGGCGTTGAATACAATAAGCGTGACTTAGTTAAAGACACAAGCAATGAAAACGTTTACATCTGTCTTACTGCACACACATCTTCAGGATCATTACCGATTGACTCTAATGCAGATGCTGCTAAATGGGCAGTGCTGGTTGATGCTGAATCAGTACAAGATATTGCAGATGCAGCAGAAGCAAGTGCCACAGATGCAGAAGCCGCACAAACAGCAGCAGAAGCCGCACAAGCTTTAGCCGAAACTGCACAAACAGCCGCAGAGTTAGCACAGACTGGAGCAGAGACTGCTGAAACAAATGCAGAGACTGCACAGACTGGAGCAGAAACAGCACAAGGATTAGCAGAGGCCGCACAAGCAGCGGCTGAAGCCGTGTTCGATAACTTTGATGATGCATACCTTGGTGCTAAAGCTAGTGATCCTACATTAGACAATGATGGTAATGCATTAGCCGATGGCGCATTATACTTTGATACAACAAACAATGTCATGAAAGTATATGACCTTGGCACAACAACTTGGTATCAACTTACACCTTCTGTAGAAAATCAAACTAACATCAATACTGTTGCTGGCATTAGTGCTGACGTTACTACAGTCGCTGGCATTGAATCAGATGTCACTACTGTTGCAGCAGATGGAACTGACATAGGCACAGTAGCTACGAACATTGCTGATGTAAATACTGTAGCTGGAATCAGTGCAGATGTGAGTGCCGTTGCAGCGAATGAAACTAACATCAATGCAGTCAACGCAAACGAAACAAACATTAACACTACCGCAACTAACATAGCTAATGTGAATACCACTGCAACTAATATAGCTAACGTGAATACCACTGCAACTAATATAGCCAATGTCAATACGACCGCAACCAATATTGCAGATGTTACAACAGTAGCTGGCATTAGTGCTAATGTTACAACTGTCGCTGGACTCTCATCTGATATTACAACAGTTGTTGCTGATGCAGCTGACATAGGTACAGTGGCTGGATTATCAACAGAGATCACAGCACTTGGTCCTATCAGTGATGACATTACAACTGTTTCAGATAATGTATCTGATGTAGTGACATTTGCAAATACATATTTAGGTGCAGCATCTTCTGCTCCAACCACATCTACAACTGGTGCTTTATATTACAACACAGTTGATGAGCAACTTTATGTATGGGATGGATCTGCATGGCAAGCTGCTGCATTCTCAGCATCAGGAGCAGTAACTTCATTTAACACCAGAACAGGTGCTGTAACACTTACTGCAACTGATGTTAATACAGCATTAGGATCTGATGCTGTACTAGATTCAGACATAGGATCAACAGTCCAGGCATATGATGCAACCATACTTAAGTCAGCAGACATTGGTACAAGTGTACAAGGTTACGATGCTGATACGGCTAAATACGATGACACTACTGCTAACTTTACAGGTACTCTTCAGAATGGTGGTAGTAATGTTCTAGTCGATACAGATATTGGATCTACTGTTCAGGCCTATGATGCAAATATATTAACTTCATCAGACATCGGATCCACAGTACAGGGCTATGATGCAACTATCGTAGTTGATGCTGACATCGGTGTAACTGTTCAAGGATATGATGCAGACACAGCTAAGTATGATGATGTTACTGCAAACTTCACAGGAAACTTACAACAAGGTGGTGCTAATGTTTTAACTGCAAACCAAACAATCACATTGTCAGGTGATGTGTCAGGAAGTGGAACTACATCTATTGCAGTAACTATTGCAGACGATTCACACAATCACATTATTAGTAATGTTGATGGATTACAAACAGCACTAGATGGCAAGCAACCATTAGATGCAGACTTAACTGCTATTGGTGGATTAGCAAACACTGACGGAAACTTTATTGTTGGTAATGGATCAACATGGGTGGCAGAATCAGGTGCTACTGCGAGAACATCATTAGGCCTAGGATCTCTTGCAACATTAAATGAAGTAAACGCATCTACAATTGCAGACAACTCTGTTGGTGCAGATGAATTAAATGTATCAGGCAATGGTACTGCTGGACAATACCTTGCGTCTGATGGTGACGGAACAATGACATGGACTACTTTAGCAGCTGGTGGTGGCTTTAGCAACATAGAAGTTTTTACCTCACCAGGCACATGGACAAATCCAGGAACAGTAGAAAAAGTTAAAGTGACAGTAATTGGTGGTGGTGGTGGTGGTGGTTTACAAGGAACCTTTGGACCTACACCAGCTCCAATGGCTGGACAAGGAGGAGGTGGAGGTGCTGGTGGAGCAGCTATAGAAGTTGTACCGTTTCCTAGTGCCACTAACGTAACTGTTACAATTGGATCAGGTAGCACTGGAACAGGCGGTACTTCTTCATTTGGAGCTTATTGTTCTGCAACTGGTGGAGGTGCTGGAGGTACATATATAGGTGGGACTGGAGGTGCTGGTTCTGGTGGATCGATCAATATAGATGGTCAAGCTGGTAGTGCTGGTGTGGTGACATTTCCAGGTCCGCAAACAGGTCCTGGTGTTACTCAAGGAGGAGGTACTGGTGGATCTTCTATATTAGGTGGAGGTGGATTGTCACGTAATAGTGGGGGATTATATGGCGGAGGTGCTGGTGGAGCTTCAGCAACATCTTTACCCGCTCCTAATAGAACAGGTGGTGGTGGTGTAGTAATAGTGGAATATTAAGGATAAATTATGGCAAAAAAAGCATTAATTAGCACAACAGAAATTTCTAATGTTACTTGGATTTCCTCTTGGACATGGAATACAGAAACACAACAATATGATCCAAATTATTCTACAATAGAAGATACTATGAGAGTTGCAGAAGTTGTTGATGCAAACAAAACATTTGAAACTTATTCGACATTAATATGGGTAGATTGTCCAGATGAGTGTATGGCAGATGTATGGTATTACAAAGATGGATCATGCTATACTAAACAGGTTGATGAACCATATCCAGAATAACAATATATTATGTATCAAACAAGCATTGATAGTTTTCAACAAAACAGTTATGTACATTTAAAAAGCTTTTTAGACGAACAAAACTGTGCAGAATTAACACAAGCATTAAAAGATTTAGTTGTAAACGGACGTACAGTAAAAGATATACAATGCCCAAAGTCAGAAGCTGTACATGGAACACAGACATTTGACCAGTTGTTAGTAGACTTATTACCACACTTTGAAAAACATTGTGGTAAAAGATTATATCCAACTTATTCATACGCAAGATTATATGCTCCTGGTGACGAACTTGTAAAGCATAAAGACAGACCAGCCTGTGAAATATCAGCAACCATTACACTAGGTTTTGAAGGTGACGTATGGTCTATCTACATGGAAGGTAACAAAGTAGATATGCAAGTAGGTGATGCCGTTTTGTATCGTGGCATGGAAGTTGAGCATTGGCGAGAAAAGTATACTGAAGGTCAATGGCAAGCACAAGTATTCTTACATTATGTAGATGCTGATGGACCACATGCTGAATGGAAGTATGATAAACGTCAGTCATTAGGTGTCTCTAAAAATACACTTACTGAACGAACATTAACTAATTGTGCTGTATTTGATAATCATTTGTCTCATGACTTTTGCAATAACTTAATTAACACATACTCACAAGACAGTATAAATAAAGAACCACCATACATTGGTAACAATACTGGAGAAATAGATAAAACAATTAGAGATGTTAAAAGAGTTATACTGCCACAAAATGTAGGCATTGGTGCCACACTAACATCAACAGGATTAAATGCAAACCAGTATTGGTGGCAATATCATATAACTCATTCTAATCAAACTGAGTTATTAATATATAAACCAGAAGGACATTACACTCAACATGTAGATACGTTTCATAGTCATAGTGAAGAGACAAGAAAGCTCACATGCTTGGCATTTTTGAATGATGATTATGAAGGTGGTAAGTTTTTTATTAACGCTGATGGTAGAGTATTTTATCCACCACAAAGCAAAGGAACTGTGTTAGTATTTCCTAGTTATATGATACATGGTGTTGAGCCAGTAACAACAGGAACTCGATACAGTGCCGTAACATGGTTAGTAGGACCATACTTTAAATAGGATTGATGATGACACCAGACGAAAAGCTAGCAGCCCACGAGAAGTTATGTGCAGAACGATATGCAACATTGCACTATCGTCTTGATCGTCTTGAAGCTATGCTTGGTAAACTTATTTGGGGATGCATGACTGGCTTCGGTGCTATTGTAATATCTGTTATTGTTGGCAAAATATAATGTTAACAAGACTATGTCAAATGTTAAGAAGGGGAATACAAAATGTGGATGATCTATATACTCATAGTTATCTTGATACTCGTGGCCTACGAAGTTATCCGAAAGCCAAGCGTAAGCATGATCAAGAGTGTCCTTATAAAGTTGAGCGATTGGTTGAAGGCGATTGCATCTAAATGATGTGGGGTCCAATCATATCAGTCGTTAGTTCTGTCTTAGATAAAGTAATACCCGATAACAATGCCAAAGAGAAAGCAAAGGCAGACATTGAAAAAGCTCTTATCGACAATGCAGCACAGATTAATCTCGCTCAGGCTGAGACGAATAAGATCGAAGCTAATCATCGCAGCGTGTTTATTGCTGGTTGGCGTCCTTTCCTTGGGTGGGTGTGCGGTATTGGTTTTGCTTGGATATTTGTGCTTAACCCGATACTTCAATGGGGGTTAGCTTTGTATGGCATCAATGCTGTATTACCTCAACTACAAACAGATGTACTAATGGAACTAACTATTGCACTACTTGGCCTTGCGGGTCTACGCTCTTGGGAAAAGGCTAAGGGCCTAACACAGTGAGGTTATCAGAACACTTTACCTTGGAAGAAATGACGAGGTCGCAGTTAGCTGCACGTCATGGTATAATAAATAAACCCAACGACATACAGTTGGAGAACTTAAAAACATTAGCGAAAGGAATGGAACTTGTTAGGACTAAGCTTGATAGTTTGCCTATTATTGTTAGTAGTGGTTTTAGGTGTGAAGCTCTCAACGATCTTCTTGGATCTAAAAGGACCAGCCAACATATTATGGGTCTTGCTTGTGATTTCACTTGTGATCGTTATGCTCATGTTGGACGAGTATTCGAGGTAATCGCAGACTCCTCTATTCCTTTTGACCAACTGATATTAGAATATGATTCCTGGATACACATCTCATTCCCACCCGAAGGTGCGGAACCTCGAAGACAGATGTTGGTAATCGATCGTGAAGGCGCAAGGATTTATAACCGTTAGTTTCATTGAACATCTTTACAATACATTCCGTATTCATAAACCATTCCAAGACTTTCCTGATAGCATTCATGTTGAGTTTGAAGTTGTCTACAATCATGATTGTATCGGAGAGTACACTCCTGAACCGCACCGTATACTCATCTCTACCAAGTATTGTAAGACCCTCGAAGCTGTTATCTATACCGTACTGCATGAGATGATTCACATGCGTATGTATTTAGACAATCCAAAGTCTGAAGAATACGTTGAACATAATCAGAAGTTTGATGCCTACAACAAACAAGTCTGTGCCATGTACTTCCTTGACCCACAAGAACTTTAATATATAATAGATATAACACATAACATGGAACTTACTTATGAGTTACAAGTCGGTATTGGTTATATCAGATTTGCATATACCCTATCATCATCCTGATGCATTTGAATTCTTAACTCAACTCAAGAAGAAATATAAACCAGATCTCGTTGTCAATATTGGAGATGAGATCGATCAACACTCAATCAGTTTTCATAATCATCACCCAGACTTGAAGTCACCTGGCGATGAACTTAGAGTTACTAGACAATATGTAAAAGAGTTAGAGAAAATTTTTCCTGAAATGACCTTGGTGCATTCAAACCATTCATCACTTATCTATCGTCGAGCTGTAGCCCATGGCTTGAGTTTGGAGTATCTAAAAAGCTACAATGAATTCTTACAAGTAGGGCCTGGATGGAAATGGGTGGATGATTTCACTGTTACTTTATCAGATGGTCAGCGCTGTTTCTTTACGCATGGGATGTCAGCTGACGTCATGAAGGTGGCCCAGCAATATGGAATGAATACTGTCCAGGGGCATTATCATTCTAAGTTTAAGATTGAATACTATTCTAATCCTGACAAGCTTGTCTGGGGTATGCAAACAGGATGTCTCATCAATCAAAAAGAATTAGCATTTGAATATGCTAAGAATTTTAAATCCAGATTCATCATCGGTTGTGGTATGATTATAGAGGGGCAACCTAAACTCATGCCAATGATACTTAAGGATGGTGGACGATGGACGAAAACGATAGTGTAATTTCTGAATTAGATTCCGAACAAGCAAATGCAATTGACTCAGTCATTGGTAAAAAGATTTGGAACATCGAAGTCTTAGAAGAAGGTGATCAATCGATGGTAAAGATTATGTTCTCGGAAGATGAAGAGACAGATTTTATTCTTTTACATGCTGAAGGGATGGATATGTACATCGTTAATGCAAAACCTAAGGTCACCCACTAAAAACGACCCACACAATCGTTCTCTGTTGCACGATCTCATGTCAGCCTAGGGTAACCTATCAGAAAATAACGATCGTTTAACTACGCTCTTTCTGCATATCTTTATAACGATTTAGGCATATTCCATGTAGATTCTAGTGCAATAATGTCTTTAAAGGGTACCAATGTCAGTAAATCTTGGCGACCTTCTCGAGTATACAGCTGATACACACCTTTTCCTTTGCTGTAATTTTTTTCCTTGACTTTCTCATTGACTAATTCACGTAGCTCTTCTCTGTTTGCAATGACCCATGCATCTTCTCGTTCAAACACAATGTAATCTGCAAGGCCTTTAATCCATCCAGGCTTGCCATGTACATTCTTACTTTCAATCCATGTATATTTTTGTATGGTATTGGTATCATGTCTGTTGTATCGCTTCATGCCTTTGACATCAAACTTCAATGGCTCAGTATCAATCCATCCACATACACCTTGAACATCCCAATGCTCATACATGTCTTGTTCTTTGGTGGCCCAGACCACATCATTTAATTCAGCATCAGCAAATGCTTGTTCTACTTTCTTACCTTCAGTTAAAAAATCATTCATACTTTTCCTTATCCTTTATTCATGTATTTGTCATACCTGTATTACATGTATATCTGCCATACTATAATCTCAATTAACTAGGAGACTATTATGTGGACTAAACCAGCAGCAACTGAAATGCGTTTCGGTTTCGAAGTTACAATGTACGTATGTAACAAATAAAGAAAGGGGCTTGCGCCCCTTCTTTGTTAAAAGAATCCTACCTTCTGTGCTTTAGACACTTTGAAGTTATAAATATCTCTGATTGCATTCCTGAAAGTATCTTCCCCTCCACTCTGCGGCAACATATGAGATTGTACTTTTAACTTCTGCATCATTCGACTATGATTGTAGTCTGGGTGATGGAATAGTTTGATCATACAATTTAGTAGGTGACTCTTCTTATAGTTTGGATAGTATTGACCAATCTGATCGAGCTGTCTTGCATGTTCTAAAGCTTGATTGTAATTCTTGATCTTGAATGTACCAAATTTAAACTGCCTACCTAATTCACCTGATCGGGTTGGACTACCACCGAGCAATGCAATACATGCACTGTAGTTGTATCCAGTCTCTTGCATGAACTGTTTAAACTTAATGTATTCTGGATGGCCTAGCGCACAGAATGAATGTAGTCTATTGCCATTGTTCCAGTTAGCCATGTTCTCATTCAGTCTGCGCACCTCATCTAATGCTAACTTATTGATCTTGATAAAGTGTACATCAAAGCCTAGAAAGTTTGCCGCTTCAAAGCGATGTTGACCATCAATGATCTCATGCTTCTCATTGACAATAATCGGCACAGGGATGTACCTTTCTTTCATGGACTTAATCAGTCTCTTTAAATTACTTTTATTGATGTTACGATTCCCGTTAATGTATTTAAACATACCGTAATCATTGGTTTTATAAACTTGATTTACTTGTTTCATTATGTTTTCCTTAAAGTTAATTACAAATTACTACATCTTTACATACTCGACAGATTTGCATCGTTCCGTCGGGTAAATAAACTCTTTTGGTTTCACACGCTCCAATGTAATGTGAGAAACCGACTAATGCCAGGATAATGACAATGACTAACACATCATTTTTTGACATGATTACCTCCACTTCCTTCGCTGGTTCTTCTTAAGCGTTCGCCTCTCATCTTCATCTCAGCAATACGCTCCCTAAATATATCTTTATCCATGTTGAGTACATCCATGCATAATTCAAACATCACATTGTCATCATAGATAAAGTGTGCCGCTTGATCGACTAACAGTTTCGGTGATCGATAACCTAGGAAGTCATGCAAGGCATTCTCTAAAATGCCAAGCAATAATCTTCCGCGCCAGTCATCATCAGCAAAACTTCGATCAAACATCCTGTCGTATAATGGATCTTTAGTAACGTTCATGACTACTCCTGGCTTATTTTTCTCAGTATGTCACTGATCGCATTCTTAATATCCATGAATGTATCAGGGCCTAATGCACTGAGTGCCATCTTATTTAACTCAAAGAATTCAGTTAACTTCTTTGCTTTTTCTTCAGGTGGCAGTTGACTATTACCGATTCTGTGTGACATCTCAATCATAGTCTTCTTCATGGCATCCTTGTCTTTAACCTCAATCGGTTCCTTGCCAGGTAGATTGAGGCTTAAAACTTTTTTACTTCAAGCACCTTTGATGGTGGTAGTTTTTCAGCCATAGATTTTGTTTCTCTGTATGGTTGTTCTGCTACTTCAGCATCATCATCTAACTTCTCTTCAGGTGGTACCCCACAAGCAGTCAGCAAGCTGTATCGACGCGCATAAGTCAAAGCTGATCCATACTTTTGCGGGGACTGTTGTTCACTAGGAACATACAATAAACCACCTGATATTTGTTCACCTGTCTCATGCATAAAGATAGTCTCTACTTTGACACCATTCTCACATTCGTGTGTCTTTTGTATTAATGCAATACCATGTTTGTTTAAGGCTGGTTTAACCGCAGCAACACAAGCATCGAGTCTTGCATAATTGCTTCTAAAGTGTGGATTTTTGCCTTCTAATCCAGTCTTTTCAAACTCTTTTTGTGCTTCGACAAAAGCCTTAGCAATCCCCAAAGTTTTCTCTGTCATAATTTTCTCCAAAGTAAGTTAATATTAATTGGTTACGTCTACGTTTATCAACGATTCGACGCTTGATGATCTGTAAAAACATCTCATCATCTTTTTTATCTTGCTCATATTCCTCTTGACGTACTACCGTTTCATAGAGGTACTGTAAATCATCCATTGTCTACACTCCTTATGCGTAATTTAGATTGGCGCACAGTTCGCGCTGGCTTGGCTGGAACGATCTTTTCAGGTGTCGCTTTATAATTGATCATTGGCCATGAGATTTTATATTGACCTGAAATGGCATACATATTGTCGCGCATACGATCCATGATTCTAAGCTCATGATTTTGTATTTGCTCTTCGATGTCTGCATGGATCTGACGTAACTCTATGATTTTATTCACATCTTCCTCTACATCATCGAGTACAATCGTTTCCTTTTCAGCTTGGTCAAAGATCGATGCTGCTTCCTTGGTCGTTTCCATGTCATACCATTCCACCTCATCGTTGGTTTTGTATTTGTCCAGGCGTCGTTGAAAATCAATGACAGCTTCATGAATCTTAGCAATCACTTCCTCGTCGCGTTGGTATACAAAAGTTTTTAGAGTTGTGCCTTTATATAAGACACACACTGCACCCCACTTTGCACCTGTGATGTCCATCTGCATTTGCAATTGCAATGGCCCACGATACAGTGGGAGTTCTGTTGCTGACTCGACTTCATGCGCAGTGAGTTTGGCTTCGACTACGCCCATGCCATCCAGGCGTATCTCGTCCCCATTGACACACACAATGCCTTTCTCAATGTCTGTCATGATGATTCGATCATCACCTGTGACAGTGCCATCAAGGCTGCATGCAATTGGTATTTTCTTATGAAAATATGGTTGCGTGTGTGTGGTCTTTGGATTGCCAAGCCCTAGCCTAGCGCATGATTCATTCAAGATGGTAGTTTCAAGCTTATTGCCCCAATCCATAGATTCATTGCTAGTGAATGGTGGATCGATGCCTGAGATAACATCCATCTTTTGTTTTAGTAGTTCGTTGACCGTCATATACTTTGATGCACCCATTAATACAGGTACTTCAGAAGCGGATAACTGGTCGTTCGGTGTGACTTTACCGACCATTGTGTTCCCTTTCGTTTAGTAGTTCTAAGAAATTGTCAAGATCATTGACCATTGAAAACCAGTCATCCATTGAAATCTCGCCACGTCTTTCGAGTTCAAAGACATAGTTAATGAGTTGTCTGACCTTAGTTTTGAGTAGAGTTTTCTCTTCTTGTTTTGTCATTGTGTTCACCTTTCATGGTTTCTGTTAAACATTCTTGTTTTGTCTTTACAAGTATTTTGGTATCTCTATGCACTTGTTCAAACAATGCCCCGTTTTTGCAATAGACTTCAGGGGTATCCCTATTATAAGATATCCTTAAATTAATTGCAAGATCATAGATTCCCGCGCCAATAACGGCCCCGAGAATGATATAAATGCCTGGCTTTCTCATGATGCCCCCTTGTTAATTTTTGGTATCTCGACCCTATTGAGAAGGTAATTTTCGATGGCCAGATCGTCAATCCAATCTTGTCCATTTTCAAACCCGCAATAAGTTTGGTTATCATTTGCCATTTAAACCCCCTTTTATATATTTATGTTTAAAACATAATATGAGATTATTCCTAAGATTAAAAACAAAATAAAGCCGCCTAAAACGTCCATAATGGTATTTTTAATGCGCCTTTTTTTAGCTATATCTTGTAACATTTCAGAATTAATATCTGATAAGTAACGGTCAAAGTTATTCATTACAGCCCCCTTTTATTTAAAATAAGTATTAATCATGATAGCCGCATTTTGCCTTGTCTTATGCATTGCAAATTGAATAGCTTCATTATGCGCAATTCCCGCGGCTTTATATTGGTTTAAATAGTCATTAAATATATTTTTAATAACTTGCTTGTTAGCTTCTGTTAGTTTCATAATATGTACCTTTTAAAGTTTATAAAAATGATTAATAACTAAGTATTAATCCAATAGCAGCCTATTAAAAGCCGCTATTAGTTAACACTTAATGAATATATTTTGCGCCGCTGCCATGCTTAATAACAGCTATACTAGGCGCTGTAGCATGCGCGCCTTGACATAGTCCGCATGAGTTACAGTCTGATTTATTGCCGCCTTCTGGAGTAGCTGGGCAAATAATCTCATTTGATTGTTTTTCTGTAGCTACGTGAATGATGCGAAAGGTTCGGCGTTTATTTTGCCAGGCGATGCGCGCATCGTGTAATGAGTCCGCGCTTGTCATAAATAAATCGTGGCGGACGTCCGCTGTTTTTATATTAGATTGATGGGTGTAAGCGGTATGCCCTTTTGCATGTTTTAATAGATTATCCCAAATATAACTAGGAACCGCCGCGGGATCGCCATAAGTACCTAGGCGAACCATGCGGCCTTTTGCAAAGTTTGATATGTCATCGTTATTATTTGCCATGGGATATTTGCCGCGGTTATAAGCTTTAAATACGCCAGTAGGGCCTTGTCCGATAACCACGTAACATGATCTATTTTTGGCTAGTTTCGCGTTTGGATCATCCGTTGCTTGTCCGCGGTGTTTACAATCACCGCAAATGGAATAGTCCGCGCCCGTTTTTGATGCATCGCGCGGATCAATATCAGACCGCATTATATAAGTTTGGATCATATTGCCCGTTTTTGCATTGCTGCTAGTTTTAACAGCTATTGCCATAATAGGCTTGCCGTCTATCAGTGATTTTCCTTGATAAAGTATCATAATGCGCCCCCTCTATTAGCTAATTTTCTAAGTTGATCTTTAGTTATTTTGCGGGCTTCTGAAATATCAAAGTAATAAAATCTTTTATGATATAAAACATCTGAACCTATTGCATAGTCATAATATGAACCATAAATAGTAAATGATCCATCGCTATGCTTTTCTATACCGCCGTGAAGTTGATAGTTAGTATTTTTCATTTTGTACCTTTCAAAGTTTATAAATGATTAATAATCAAACCCGATAAAAACGGGCTTATTTGATTTGATAAAGCGTTCTTTATTGATATCAGTAACGGGGCTTATTGAATAAGTTTTACTTGATCTATCATAATGGTTTAATGTATAAACCACGCTATTATCAGGCTGTAACTTAAAATAAACTTCACCGTTAGTCTTTAATTGATTGATTAATATTGCTTTCATTTTGTATACCTTTCTTAGTTTATAAAATGCGGCGGCCATGCGCCG